ATGACAGATCACGCAGTCATGCTCGCTGTAACACCGTCACTCGAGATCCATTTACCGCCATTTACAAACAAGCGTTTTACGATCGTGGGCTATAACGAATTACTGAAATACACAGGTTTAGTGCGCACAATGATTACCGAAGAACGAGTGCACCACCGTGGCGAACAAATCCTCGCTGAGCACGTAAACCGTGCCGTGCTAGTCAAAACTGTCCAGGGTGCAGTGTTGTCGTCACAAAAGTCACCGGGCCCGATTGAATTGACACGCTGTCTTGTGTGGGCTGCAGCAATGGTCAGCAGACCCACTAGGGCACAAAGACCTTTACTGGTAGTAGGTCGGGGGTAGAATGCCTGAGAGTCTGGGTTCGTCGGGAGCCCAGGCTCACTGAGGACTCATGGGCATTTTCACAAAACGAGAAACCAAAGCACAGATAAGCACAGAAGCGCCAGCACCCAGCAAGGCTGCAGCTGCAGGATCGGGCTATTCGGCAAACCTGTCAGGCCCCAACATGGTCGGCCAGTACTACACCTACATTGAGGGCGAAGCACGTAACGCTGCCATGTCCGTACCGACCCTTGCTCGAGGCCGTGACCTCATGGCTTCGGTTATTGCCAGCACCCCACTGTGCATGTACCGGGAAGTGTGGGACGAGCAAGAAACCGAAATGAGCGAGGAGAAGCTAGCGCCACGGTCATGGTTGCGTCAGCCTGACCCGTCAATTCCGTACGCCACCCTTATGGCTTGGACCTTGGACGATCTTTTCTTTTATGGTCGTGCGTTTTGGTACATCTCGAGCAGAACTCAAGACGGTTTCCCAGCGTCTTTCACACGCCTACCTGCAGCGTCAGTAACAACACAAGATCAGGCTGGGCCAGTGTGGTTTGCACCGTCAAACCAAGTGTTTTTCCAGGGTGGAATGATGGACCCCAAAGACTTGGTGCAATTCATTAGCCCAGTACAGGGCATTGTTTACCAGTCCACAAACGCAGTCAAAACAGCGTTGAAACTGGAAGCGTCCCGGTATCGCAACGCCGAGTCGTCAATGCCTAGTGGCGTGCTCCGTCAAACTGGTGGCGAGCCACTGTCAGCACAAGAACTAGCCGACCTGTCAGCTGCGTTTAACAGTGCTCGACGTGAAAACCAAACGGCAGCACTTAACGAGTATCTCGAGTACCAAGAAACCAAAGCACTGCCCGACAACATGCTCATGATCGAGTCAGCCAACTATCAGGCCCTAGAAATGTGCCGATTGGGCAACATACCGCCATACCTTGCTGGCGTAAACATCGGTTCCTACTCATACCAAAACGCACGATCAGCACGTGAAGATCTTTACATTTTCGGTGCACGTCTCTACATGGAATGCGTATCGCAAACCCTGTCAATGAACAACGTCCTGCCACGTGGCACTTATGTCCGTTTTGAGATTGAGAAATACTTGGCTGGCATGATCGAGGACGAATACATCCAAGAAACAGGCACCCAGCAACAGCAGGTGGCCGACGAGTCAATGGAAGAAAACACCCAGGAGGAAAACGCCTAATGGAACTCAAACTTGCACAAGGTTTCGCTGTAGAAGTTGAAGCAGCAGCTGGTGACAAACCCCGACGCACAATCACCGGCATTGCTGTGCCATACAACGTGGCAGCAACCGTCACCGACGGCACCACAGTGAAGTTCACTGCTGGATCGTTACCGACCGACGGCAAAGCCCCAAAACTGTTTATGTACCACGACTCGACACAGCCAGTCGGCCTAGTTACCGGCCGTACCGACACCGCTGACGGCATGCTCTTTACGGCTTCAGTCGTAGAAACCCAAGCAGGAGACGAAGCCCTTACCTTGGCTAAGGCTGGGGTTTTGGACTCGGTATCTGTCGGCGTAAACGCCAAAGAGTTCTACCGTGACGACGACGGCACCCTAGTGATCACCGCAGCCGAATGGGTTGAGTTAAGTCTTGTCCCAGTTCCAGCATTCAGTGGTGCTAGTATCACAGACGTGGCTGCAGCCCAAGGCGAAGCCGACACAGCTCCCGACGCAGAACTTGAACTATCAGAATCCGTCGAGGAGGAACCAGTGTCAGAAGAAATTGCAGTTGAAGCAGCAGGACCGGAGCAGATCGTTCCTACCGTGTTTGCACAGCCAAAGCGCAAGTTTAATCTCCCCACAGCAGGTGAATACCTCGCAGCCATGCACATTGGTGGCGAAACCCTCCGCAATGTTCAACAGGCTGTTACCGACTTCACTGTCGCTAACCAGTCTGCATTCCAAGCAGCTGCAGGTGACACATTGTCCTCTGACACTCCTGGCTTGTTGAACCAGATGGTTTTGGGTCCTGTGTTTGAGGACCTGAACTACATTCGTCCAGTCGTAGCAGCTGTGGGCGCACGGGCCATGCCAGACGGTGGCAACAGCAAAACCTTTATCCGTCCGACCTGGACAACGCACCCAAGCGTTGCTACACAGTCACCCGAACTTTCAGCCGTATCAGCAACAACGCCAGTAATCGCAAGCAACGTGGTTCAGAAATCCACCGTGGCGGGCCAAGTCACGCTGTCCGTTCAGGACGTGGACTTCACTTCACCTGGCGCAATGGAAATCATCTTGCGTGACCTTGCAGGGCAATACCTGTTGAAAACTGACGACATTGCAGCTGACGCAATCGCAACAGGCGCTTCGGCTTCAGGTGGAACCTGGACCGTTACCGCAAACGATCCAACTACGTTGATCGCAAGCTTGTACGACGCAGCAACCGACATTCTCGACGCAACCAACTTCCTACCTGATCATCTTTTCGTCAGCACCGACGTATGGCGCAAATTGGGCAGTCAGTTGGACGTGGACAAGAGACCAATTTTTCCATACGCTGCGACCGCAGGGCTCATGGGTGTCAATGCAATGGGCAGTGCCAACATCACCGTCGCAAACACATTCAACCCATTCGGCCTCAACCTTGTCGCTGACCGCAACTTTGCTTCGGGCAGTTTGTTTGTCGCACGTGGCGCTGCTATCGAGTTCTACGAGCAAGTGCGTGGCATTCTCAGCGTGGAAGTACCGGGCACCCTCGGTCGCACGTTCAGCTACTACGGCTACGTGTCCACGTTCATTGCAGACAGCGATCAGGTCAAGTACATCGTCGTTAGTGGCTGATAGCCAAAGGAGGCTTGCCTCATGGCTACAACAACAACCAGCGTCACATTCCACACACGCATAGACGACTATGCAGTCGTGGAACTGTTACAGGACATTGACCTAGAAGTAGGGCAGTCAATCACGCTGACAGGACTAGGGCATGGCCTGAACGGCACACACACCGTTAGGGCACTGCCACAATTCGAGTACCTGGGCACCGACTCTGAGGGTGACTTTCTATTCGACTATGACGCACCAATCCTTAACCAAGTGCTGTTTTATGACGCTGGCGACAACCTAAACCGATCAGCTGCAATACCGGTCGGCACGATCACCACCAGCCCGACCTGCACTTGGGTGACAGATCAGCAGATCGAGGACTGGCTCGGGTTCACGTCCGTGTCAGTTGCCGACGCAGCATTCTTGGTGCAGTGTGCAGCTGCCGCCAACGCATTTTGTTACCGTCGGCGTGAAGAAGCCGGGTACGTGGACAGCCTCACGACCAGCCCGTCGGGCGATGTTACCCTGGGCACGATCATGTACGGCGGAGCGCTTTACCGTCAGCGCTCAAGCGTGAACGAGTTTGCGTCGTTCACCGAAATGGGCACAGCAACCCCTACAGGGCTCTCAGCGATCATGAAACAACTGTTGGGCATTCCTAGACCAGCGGTTGCCTAATGGCTTACACAGACCTGTTTAACGAGGCCATAGACGACCTGAGCGCCACCCTTGCCACAATCTCAGGGCTAAAGGTCGTAACCGATCCACGCAACCTCCAGCCACCGTGCGTGTTTATTGACGCACCCAGTTTTGAGGCTTGGAACTACAACATCGCCAAGGTCACGTTCAGTTGCATAATCCTGACCATGGGCCCCGGCAACCTTGACGCACTACGGCCAGCGCTCGAGATCGCAGCCAAGCTCTTAGCAAAACAAGTAGCGGTCACTGACGGTCGTCCCACTAACACGTTGATTGGTGGGGTAGAATACCCGTCGTACACAGTCACAATTTCTCTACAGGCTCAAACGGCATAGGAGGCGACAACATGGCATTAAAGATTGCGTCCGAAAGACTCGGCAAAATCGGCGACGTGTTTGACGCTGAAACTGCTGAGGCTGAGGGGATAAATGTCCCGGCACTGATTGACGGCGGTTTCGTCGTTGAGGAAACCAAGAAAAAGAAAACCGAGGACTGATCATGGCAACAACCACCTACCTGTCGAACCCAGCATTGACAATCAACAGCGTTGATCTGTCAGACCAGTGCACCAGCGCAACATTGACCTACACGGCCGAAGCGCTTGAGTCCACCGCATTTGGTGACACCGCACGCAAATACACCAGCGGTCTGCAGAACAATGAAGTGACCGTCACCCTGTACCAGTCGTATGCAGCGAGCGAAACCGAAGCAACGATCTACGCACTTGTGGGCACGACCACAAACGTAGTCATCAGCCCAACGGCTGCAGGTCTTGCGACACCAAGCGCAACAGCGCCAAAGTACACCCTCACTGGTGCCTACCTCGAGTCTCACACCCCTATCGCAGCAAGCCTCGGAGAGCTCAGCGCAATCACGCTGGTGTTCCGTGGCGGAACACTCGCCAAAGCTGTTGCATGATCCCTCAGCCTCAGGCTGAGAGTAAAACAAAGCAAGCCTCCAAGGGCGGAGCCTTGCCCGACGAAAGGATTACGTCATGCGTATAACCCTTGCATACACAACCATTAACGGCGACTCACGCCAGGTCACAACCAATTTGGCAACACTGGTCAAATGGGAACGCCTATACAAGCGCAAAATTTCGCAGATCGGTGACGGTATTGGCGCTGAGGACCTCGCCTATTTTGCGTATGAAGCAACCCGACAAGCTGGTATCACAGTGCCAGCAACCTTGGATCTATTCATTGAGCAACTTGACAACATGCCCGAAATTGTTGAGGCCGATGACCGAAACCCTACCGACCCGGCAGCGTCGGCTACCTCCTAGCGCAGGTTGTCGTGGCTACCGGGTACTGGCCTCCGAACGTGGACTTTGAGCACCCCGAACTGATGACGGTTGTTCGTGTTCTCGAGGAGCGCAACCGTGGCTAAAACAATCACCAAACCCAGCCCACCCAAAATTGAGGGCGTAAAAGAAACGCTGAAAGTGTTGAACAAGTTTGACTCAACGCTGCGTAAACAATTCAACAACCAGTTCAAAGAAGCTGTGGCACCGACAGTTGAAGCAGCCAAAGCCAACGTACCAAGCCAGCCACCGTTGTCAGGGTGGGAACGCAACTGGAAAGGTAAACCGTTGTGGGACGGCGAAAAAGAAGATCGCCGAATCAGGTTAAAAATCAACACACGTCGAGTGCGACCTAAAATCATTGAACGTGGCATGGTTTACGACAACGTAGGCGCAATTGTTGTGCAAGCAACAGGCCGTGGATTAGCAGTGTTTGACATGGCTGGCCGTCGCAATCAACCAAGCACAGTGCGTGGCGACTTAATGGTCAAAAACCTTAACGACCGGTGGCGCAAAGCGTCACGTGCCATGTGGCCAGCAGCAGAAGAAACACAAGACCAAGTAACACGCAACTGCATACCGATCGTGAAACGTGCAGAATTAGAAGCACAACGTCTATTGGCCCGACAGGTAATTAACAGAGGTCGCTAATGGCTATCAACATTCCTATTATTTCTACGTTTCAAAAGCAGGGCATTCAGGACGCAGTTAAACAGTTCAAAGCGTTAGAAACTAGGGCCGAAAAGTTCCAGTTCATTATGGCCAAAGCCACAAGTCCAGCAGGGCTTACCGTCATGGCTGGCGCAGCAATCGCTGCTGGCAAAGTGATCTTTGACCTGGCTAATGAGGCTGCAGCGCTAGGTGAGACACAAAACAAAGTGGACACGATCTTCGCTGAAAGTGCACGCCAGTTTGACGATTGGTCGGCAAGCGCAGCTGAAGCATTTGGACAGTCCAAAAAAGACGCATTAGACGGCGTAGCAACATTTGGTATTTTTGGGCAGGCTGCAGGACTGGCTGACGACGACCTAGTTGCATTCTCAACCACATTGACCGAACTGGCCAGTGACTTGGCTTCATTTAACAACACGTCCGTGGACGACGCTCTTACAGCTTTGGCTGCTGGGCTTCGAGGTGAATCAGAACCGTTGCGCCGGTTTGGTGTCCTTTTGGACGACGCAACCTTAAAGCAGTCGGCTTTGCGCCAAGGGCTTATTGACACAACTCAGGGTGCGCTAACACCACAAGAAAAAGTGTTGGCAGCGTATTACGAAATCCTCAAACAAACCAATGTGCAACAAGGCGACTTTGAACGCACGTCTGAAAGCCTTGCCAACCAGCAGCGCATTCTTAAAGCCAAAACAGAGGACCTGCGTACCGAACTTGGCGAAAAGTTTGTGCCGATAGTCAATGACTCAACTGAAGCTTTGATCTTTTTGGTGGACGCAGCCAACGCACTTGAGGACAGTTTTTATACAGTAAGAAACTTTTTGACAAGCGCCGACGAGTTTGAAAAATTAAAACAAGAAGCCGAAGCAGCTGGCAACACAATGATTGCGCTGGAAGATCCAGTGATAGTAGCTGCCGACTCTTTCAACAGGCTTAAGAACGAATTGCTGGGCGCATTTGACGCTCTTTACTACGGGCAAGAACCACTTAACTGGATGACTCAAATAGGGTTGCCGAACCTTAACGACCATTTAGAGGGCTTAGGGTTTGACACCACCATTGACGACGCTCGAGGTTTCGGCAGGTCGTTGCAAGAGCTAGAAACACCGTTGCAAAAGTTTCTAAGAACGCTCGCAGACACACGCAAAAAGATCACAGATGCTTTTGCAAACTTGTTCAACATTGGAAGCATTTACGGCGAGTCTAAAAACTTCCGTGACTTCATGGGCAACTTCAAAGGTGTGGTTGGGCAAATAAAAAACTACGGCGCAAACCTGTTGAAGCTTAAAGACATGGGCTTGGGGCCGTTGGCTATCCAGGGCATTATGCAAATGGATTTAATGACTGGCTCACAGTTTGCTGCTGACCTGTTGGCACAATCCAACGTGCTTAAAGACATTCGCACGCTAAACCAAGGCTATGCAACGGTGGCTAATGTGTCGGGCCAGGTCGGTGCCGGGCTGGCGTTAGGTCAGGCAACTGGTGTCACTATTGGCAACGTGTACGTGCAGACGAATGACCCGAAGAAACTTGTCGAGGGGTTGAGGCAGTACGGCCGTAACTCTGGACCGTTGCCTATCGCTGTTACAGGGTCGTTCTAATGCCCACCCCATTGAATTACACGGTCCGAATTGCTGGCACGAGTCTGCTCGCTGGTGGCTTTGTCCTAAACGACGTGCAGTCCATTTCGTGGAGCCGTGGCCGTGAATGGGCCACTGACCCCTATTCGCCAGCCAGTTGCACTATCAGGTCTAGAAACATTTCAGCCTGGACAACCACCCCAAAAATTGGGGACCTGATAGGTGTCTCAAATGGTGGCGTAACAAACTTTGGTGGATACATAAAAGACGTGGAAATCCAGTACGGAATAGTTGCCAATTTGGATACAGCCATTATTACTTGTGAGGGTCCTTTATCACGGTGGGGTAGGCGACAGTTCAACAACCGAAGCATTGCACAAGCCAAGACACTGACACAGCTGAGCACACTTGCAACAGCTACCGGCTTAAACGCTTCAACAACCACAACAGGCACAGGCTTATCAACAGCGAGCGCACAAACCTACTCAGGTAACGGCCTAGATCTATTGAACGAAGTAGTAATGACCGAAGTGGGGCACGTATCGGAAACCAGTCTCGTGTCGGGTACTTACATGCCGTACACGGTTCTGTACCCACGGAACTACGACACAGTGGCAGGGTATTCATTCGCTGATACTGGAGCCACCAACACGATCAAATACAACGAGATCGAGTTCACGTCAGCTGCAGAGAACTATTACACCGAAGTAACGATCAACCCTGTGGGCCTCGCTAGCCAGCAGTCAGGTTCAGGCTTTTACGGACTAAATCAAAACTCGGTGGATTACACCACTGGACAAGCATTAAGCCATGCCCAGTATTTGGTAAGCCAATACAACTCAACTACGTCCACACCACACGCTCTTACTTGTGACTATGAATCTCAAGCGTCGTTTTCGCAGAACGAGTTTAGAGACATGATTAGCGACACGGTCAGTTTCTCGGGGGCATTGTTTACACTCGTGTTTAGAAGCAACACCTACAGCGTCGTGTTAGAGGGTTTGCAAGTGGACGCAGATACGTCGTCCACCAGGGCTCGGTTTACGTTCAGCGCATACGACAACAACAACTACCTGATCCTGAATAACGCTGTTTTCGGCACTTTGGGCACGTCTGGTACCTACCCGGGCAATAAACTCGGCTTCTAGAAAGGATTAAACCATGACAGCACCAGGAGGTTTCGCAGTCGGTGACGTGCTCACCAATACAGACATGAACCTGTTAGGCAACATGAGCACTATTACTGTGACGGCCACAAACTTTGCTGGCACTGTCGCAGCCCAAGGTTACGTGTTTCAGGACATAGCCTTTGTGGAAATTAAAGCCACAGCGACTGGTGCAGCTTCGGGCCTTATCACGTTCACATTGCCAGCAGGGTACGAGATCGCTACAACTGACCTACCGCTAGGCAACTTGCTTATGGTGGACGACTCGGCAGGACTTTTTTACAACGGCATAGTTGCTCGAGGTGGCACAAACCTGACGCTAGCTCCACGAGTATTTGACAACGGCGCTGCATACACCAGGTACACACGCTGGGCTGTAGTAAACGCCACAGTGCCATTCACGTGGGCTAACGCAGACGTGCTCTCAATGAACCTTTGTTACCGGGTCGCATAATGAAAATTGCTAACCCCAGCAAAGCGTTTATAGCCCTAGTCGGCCTTGTGTGCATAACCGTGCTTATGGCGCTCGACAAGCTTGACACCAACCAAGGCATGCCAGTTATCACCTTGGTTATTGGCTATGCGGTCGGCAACGGTATTGCAGCCAAAACAGGTGAACCAGTGCAACCGATCATTGGACGCAAAGACAATGGCTGACCTGGGCTACCCCTACAAGGCACTAAACGTGCCTAAGGACTGGTTGCCGATCAACGGCAAACTACCCAGCGAAGCGCTCGGCAAGTTGTCGTGCGGCGGTACTGGCTGGTTTGACGCAAACCACTGTGGCGGTTTCGTGTTCGCATGCAACATCATGTACGACGACGCACGCAAGGCTGGGATCACACTTAAAGCCGTGTCCGAGGGCTACCGATCCTACGCACGCCAAGAAGCATTGTTCTATGACCGTTACGAGGACCGACCGACAGGTCGTAAGCCTGAAGTCACCAGGTACTTCAACGGTGGCAAATGGTATTTAAAGGTCGGCAAATCACCGTCAGCGACACCTGGCTACAGTCCACACGGCTGGGGTGTTGCACAGGACTTTGACGTAAACAACGGTGACGTGTTTGCATGGCTACGAGCCAACGCACCCAAGTACGGCCTGTACCTACAGGGCCCACCGGCATACTTGGCGACTGGCCCTAACCCTGAATACGAGCCGTGGCATTGGCAACTATCGGAACCACTGAACCCGACCAGGCTGGTCAAACGTAGGTGGAGACAGTTTAAGAAGCTGCTTTGAGTTTGCGTGACCAACTCGGCCAGTATCAGTTAGGCCCCAGCCGAGTGTGCACGGTACAGGTCGTGCTCGAGGA